CCCTGAATGCGGCTGCGGTCGGCGCGCCCTTGGTGCCAGGCTTGCGCATCTTCTCGCCAGAGCCAGCTGCAATGCGCTCACGCTTGGCGTGAATGTTGGCATAAAGCCCTTTCATCACTTACGACCTTTCCTGCCCATGCAGGCGCCAGCTGCCTTGCATTTGGCAAGAGATGGACATCCTGCGCAGGGTTTGAATTTTCCCATTGACTTAGAGCTTCCGTATTTCATGCAACCCTCGCGATTTGACCAAACACCCCAAATGGCGTAAGAAACACTCTTGGTGATTTAATCCACTTGCTACCGGCGCTCCCTGCGCAAACAGCTAAACAGGAGATCCAGTTATGGGAACTGTCCGCAACCGTCCTTGGCCCGACGAAGCCTGGATGAGCCAAGAACAGCTTGCTGAGAAAGCTCGTAACACTCCGCAGGATTATCCTAGACCGCCGTTGGAGTGGATCTCTCGTACGACCGAGCGGGAGCAGGAAGAATTTTACCGGATGATCGACAGCGGGATTAACTCGGTGGCTATTGCTCATCCCCGACCCCCTGCATTGCTGAAGAAGCCACAAGAGCGGTAGCGATCGCCGGAAGGATTTCTTTTCGACGCACCGCAACACGAAGCCGGCCAATCCAGCCCGGCCCGTCGCCAATAATCTTTCTGGCGTTTTGGATGTCGGCGCGCGTTGCTCCCCAAGTTGCTGCCCATTGTTCGTCGCGCTCAAGGCGTGCCAAAGCGCCTTGAGGGACGGCCGGATTGTTGTCCAAAGCCCTCTGCGTTGCGCGCGGCAAGTCGTCAATGGTACGGAGCAGCTTGCGGGTTGCTCCACCCTTGCCTTGCTGCTCCCAGGCTTTTTCATAACCAATATAGCCGCTGTCCACCTTGGCGCGCTCAATCGAGCGGTAGTCGCCAGCGTTAGCAATGTTTGCCGAAAGGCTTTTCTGCTGTTTAGGCGTACGGCCAACGGGTTCTGGATAGAAACTCGTCATCGTGACACCTTCGTTCACGTCCACGATGTCAGGCAATCCAGCTTGCGCGCCGATCTGCTGTAAATTCTGCATTTCAACCGGGTCAAGGATGCCGGGCGTTTTTTTTGTAATGAAGACACTATTCGACTGGCCGGGCGAACCATCTGTCCAAGGCTTGTGCCACGCACCTGCGCCTTGTGCGTCAATGTAAGCACGCGTAGCCTCGACCCCATCAAGCAGCCCGCGGTCTGCCATAGGGACGCTTTTCACATCGCCAGATTGGAACGCCACAAGCGGACGAGCCACGTTTCCAGGATTAAATTCTGTGGCGCCGCCAGGCGGAGTATACATGCCCTGCATTTCAAGCGAAGGGCGCACACGCATGCCGTATCCAGTGTCTCCCAATCGCATACCTGAATAAAGCGCGTCACGGCCACCAGGAGCTGTGTTCCATGCGCTACGCGTGTCATTGGCATACAAATCACGCTGCCAGCTTGGCGCACCTACAGAGCCCGGAAGATGCCCTGTCATAGCGCCAGGCTGTGCCTCATAGGTCGCATAGGCCGTGTGCTTGGGAAAGAAGTCGCCGATCGTTTTGTTTGCGTCCTGAAATGCAAGCTCGCGAGCGGCATTTTCAATTTCCTGCTGCGTTCCGCCCTTCAGCATCGAGCGCGCTTCAGAAATGTAGCCGGCAGACTGGCGTGACCATAGATCATCTGCCTTCTGCACCACCCACGGAACGGCCTGCAACTGCTCGCCTGTCCAGTTGCTACGACCGGAAAGGTTCTTCTTGTTGGCGCGATCAACCGCAAGGGCTGTTTCGTAATCTGAGAAGATATGCTGTGCTCCTGAAAGAGCATTGCGCTGTGGAGTACCGTCTGGCTCCGTGTATCCTAGATTTCTAGCATGCCGGAAATCATTGACGCCCGTAGCCGTAGCCGGTCCAGGCTGATCCGGGTTCACCCGGCGTGCATACTCACCCGTCTTTGCACCCAACTGAAACTCGGTCGGGTCATTGTTTACAATTGCACGCATGGAAGCCTGCTGTTGAGCAGGGCGGGCCGCTTTTACTGGTTTGCCGGTGGCAATAGAGGAATTGGTATCCTTTAATGCAAAAGCCAATTCTGCCTGCGGTGAAACGCCAGCAGAATATTGGCCTTGAATGTTCGTCATCCAAAGATTATCGCGAGTATCTCCGCCTGTAACCTCGTTAACGCTGGCGCGATACCGATCATACCAATCACCGCCACGAGGATCGCGCGCTACCGTCTTGTCAAGCTCACGGCGCATCTTGAGCAGGTCTTTACGATCTTGAATACTGCGTGGACCACCAATGAAAGCGCCCTCAGTACGATCGGATGAGGGCATCAAATGAGGCTCTTTGCGAGCCACTTTGACAGCCTGTTCTACCGGCATCTCGCGCAGATTTGGTAACTGCGTCATGCGCTTTGGTGTGGCGCCAGGTAACGCAGCCATAGCGGCCATCGTACCAGCAGTTAGATAGTCTCCAGTACCTAAAGCCTCGCGCACGTCATCAATGCCGGTCGCGACACCATATGGCGTAAACTCAAGCACATTTGACAGCTGCTCTGCCTTGAGCTGCCCTTCGCGATCATCACTGTAAAGCAAGCCGCGCATCCAATCTGTCGCGCGCTCGCGAAACGTCGGTTCATATGAGGAAAGCTCGCTACCATCGCTCAGATAACCGGGAATGCGTGGTGTGTAGGACATCGCCATCACTGCACCCCAATCGGCTGTTGCTGACGCATCGCCGCAGCCTGCTGTTGCGCCGCTAGCTTTGCAGCGTCACGATCGCGCTGGAGCATGGCGTACAGCTGCTCGACCTGGATCTGCGTGCCGTATTTCAGCTGCATCTCGGTTGCCTTCAGCCAGATGTCGGCGTCGAGGCGGTCGCGCTCCAGATCGTCAGCCTTGCGCTGCTTCTCGACCTCAAGCTCGGCCTTCATCTGCGCGATCTGCATATCCTTCTGGATTTTCTGAGCTTCGACCTGCGCCAAAATCTGAGCAGGGTCGGCCTGTTGCTGCTGCTGGGGTTGCGCCATCTGCGCTTCAGCTTCGGGCGTGATCTCGTTGAAATAACGAGACGGGTCTTTGAAACCTTGAAGCTCAATGATCTGCGCCAAGGTGTTGCGGAATTGCTTGACGCTGACCAACGGATTGTTTGGCCCAAGTGTCTGCAAGATTTCCTTCTGCTGAGCCACGATCGCCATCAGCGACTGCACCCGCTGCTCGATTGATCCAGTACCCAATCCAACATTGACAATCACGTCCATGTCGGCATCCCACGACCGCGGATCAATTGGCACCCACTGATTACGCAGACGCACCATGCGGGGGCGATCCTGGTTCTCAATGACTTCTTTCAAAAGGCCGCGAAACAGACGCTTGATGCCAGTCTCGGCAAAAATGCGGGCAACCATCTCAAGTCGCTCTTGCGCAGCACTCATGGTCGCAGTCACAGCCGCCTTGGTGGTTGATTGCAGGACATCAGGGTCCAGACCTTGAGACGCCTTGGATATGCCAGTGCGACTTGACTTGATGTCGTCCAAGTATCCCAGCATGGGAAGCGCCTGCTGGCCAACAAATGTGTTGCCCAACTCTTGGATCATGCCTGGCTGAGTTGCGCGGATCACGCCGCCAGTCTCGACGTTCAGAACATCATCCATATTGACCATGCCCTCGACCACGACCGTGCGGGGGTGGATCACCTGCGCCAGGCTGTCGAGGGTGTTGCGGACCACGTTGGACTTGATCAGCTGCAGGTCCATCACCTGGTCTGCAATGGATGATCCGATGACCATATGGCTTTCGGGATCTGGGCAGATGACGGACATCTTGACACGATCAACGACTTCATCGTGCAGGATGTAGCAAGCCTGACCAATCGTGCAGACGCGGCGAAGCTCGGCAATGCCGTCACCGTCCTTGTCGATGCGAATGTAGCTTTCGATGTACTCGTAACGGCGCATGGCCGGGTCAACGGAATTGTCTGTGGCGCCGCCAAGCCATTCGCGCAGCGCCGGGTTGCGCGTCTGAGCTTCGAGGTTCATCTCAAAAGTAGATGCGCTGTTGCCGTGCTCTTCAATATCCTCGCGATCGTAGCCCATCGCCACCAGTTCAGAGAGCGTCTTCAGCGAACGGTGGCCAACATAATCTGCGTTGTCGAGATCGCGGGCATTGCGCGCAATGATGAACTCTTCAGGTGGTACGCACTCAATCACCTGACGTTTCTTTTCTTCCCGACGCCTAATCATGACGTCGAAAAGAGGCGAAGGCATACCAGTCAACGGATCGGGCTCGCCTTCGCCGCGCTCTGCCACGGAGATCATTTCGATCTGGCCGTTTTGCTGCAGCAGGTTCAGCTGACCCACATCAATGCCAGAATATTTCTCTTCGCTGATGTTGTAGGTCGTGGCGGTATACCACTTGAAAATTCCAATCTTGCTCTTGAGTGCGTCCTTGAACGCCGAGTGCAAGATCGTAAAACCGGGATTGTCCACGGAAAAAACATAAGAAACGTAGTCTGTCGCCTGTTCCGCCATTGGAACATCTTCAAACCGGCGGGGCGCAAATTCGACTGGCTTTTCCGATGCAGTGAACACACGCAAGAGAGACGGCATCATGGCAAGAATGACGTCGTGGACTTCGGTCATAACGACCTGAGATCTGCCTTCCTCCTCATTGCCGAACGGATCGCCGCGA